GATATGTTCTATCTAAATATCCAATAACAAAATCTCGCTTGTCTAATAAAGTACCCTCATATTGTGCTATATCACTTAAATAATCATACACATAATCCCATGACTTACCTGTGGCGCATGAAATTGCCCTCAAAACGCAGTCGTCTTCAAATCTATTGATTGCGTTTGCATTGTAGTATTTATACATATTATCTCATAGAATTTTGAAGTGTTTGTCTTAACATCTGTTTTTGTTGCTCTGTGTCTGCTTCTTCATGTAACACTTTTATAAAGTCTTCAAGAGCCTTTACCATATAATGGAAACTTTTGTCAGTTTCTTCCCCGGCTCCGTATCTCTCACGGCTTTCCATATATCTACCATATTCATCATGCATTCTACCCATATATTCGTCACCACGATATTTCATATCATAGCCACGTCTTCCGTAACTATCTCTACCATATTCGCCATAATTATCTCTACCATAAGCGTCACGCCCATAACTGTCATATCCAGCACGTCTTCCTCCATAATTTCCGTACATATTATCATCCTCCTTTGCTATTTTATTTATTTTAGCTAATTTATATAAATGATCTAAATTATTTGTAGTCAAACCCTCTTCAAGTATTTTATTAATACTTTCTTCAGTTTTCTTTTCAAGTTTCTCATTCATGGCCTTGCCTCCTTTCTTTGAGATAACTTATTATTTCCTCATTTTGTTTTATTATCTTTTCTAAATATTCTTTATCTTGCCTTTGTAGTTCTTGCATTAAATCAGTATTATTACAATCATCAAATAATATTTGTAAACTTAATGCTTGCAAGACTAAAGATAAATTATTAACAATGTTATTATTCATTATCTATTAAGTCTTGATATACTAAACGTTGCATTAGTTATAATTGCTTGTGTGGTTGATATTGGTGTCGCAGGCGTAGTAGGCGTAGGCACACTTGGAACGCTTTGCACTGATAAATTAGTTGTACCTCGAGGGCAGACTCTTAATTTTTTATCAAATGAAATAGTTTCATAATCATCTGCGGCTGCTATTGCCACAGCTCTAACTGTGTCTGGAATAAGGACACCATCTTGGAATAAACCTATTGCCACAACTCCAGCATCAGCAGAGCTAACTGAGGCACTAAATTCCACATCATAATACCCTGTGTAACCATTCCCAAATATTTTAAAGTTAGGATTACCATTTGAATAATCTAACCAACCGCCATTTAAACAAGAGGCGCACCTTGTTCTAATATCAGTTTCATCAAAAGTTATAGGACTTGCATTACTTGGTAAAGCAAGAGGCTCATTAATTATAGTTTCTATCATTTTATCTTCTCCTTTCTAAATAAAAAGAACAGGCACTTGCCTATTCTTATGTGTCCAGTCTTTCCATATATAACCGGACTATTAGCAAGTTCTCGTTATCGAGTTAGTTGTATTCAACTCATGCTATTAAATAAATTGACTTGTGGTGTTAAAACCACATCCACATCCTCCATTTAAGTTATTAGGACATGTAAAAACGGGTTGTCTGCCGTATATCGCAACAGTATCAATAGGGCAGTCGCGAAGACGTGAGTACGTCATGTCAACAATGTTAGCAGTTTGTGCTAATTGTGACGCTTGTAAATCCTTCATTAAGATTTGTCTATTCAATTCTTCTATCTTGTCTTGTTTCTCGTCTAAACGGTCCCTGAAAATTTCATCAATAATTTTTTGCGTATTCGCTGTCTGATTAACAAGGATATTTTGACCAATTTCTCTTAAAACTTCCCTGTCATTACAGTTTTCACTAATAACAGTCGATTTAAGGTCTTGTACTCCAAGCCTATTCTCGCAACAACATGCAGCTAAGTCAGATCCAATTTGATTGAATCCTTGCTGTGTAGCAAGCTGATTATTGAAAGCTTGTTGCATGTTAGCTATTTGTCTATTGTTGGCGGATATTTCAGCATTTGAAAAACCTCCATTTATAGCACTAACAACATCGCTTGTTGAATTACAAACTTGATTGCTTAATGAATAAATACCACTATTCACAGTGTCTAACTGATTTGAAAGATGTAGAGTGTCAAATCCATTATTGGTATTTTGCATAATTTCTTTTTGACCGTTGCTTAACCATGCATAGCCATTATCAAAGCCATTGCCACCAAAGCCAAAGCCTCCATTACCCCAGCCACCATTACCAAATAATAGTGCGAAAAGTAAAATTGCCCAGATTCCGTCACCACCTAGAAAACCACCGTTACCACCAAAACCTCCGTTATACATTGGATAAACTGGATAAGCATAACCGTTGTTTCCGTTTGTAGTAGCTAATTCTACTGTTGGTTGTATGTTTCCGTTCATAATTTCACCACCATTCTATTTAATATTTAAGTTGCTAGAAAACTTATAGGAAAGTATCATTTCTAGCATAATACCCTCCTATAAGGCTTTTAGCCTTGTTCTTGGGTATTTTTTTGTTTATTTTGTGATTGAAAACCGCCCATCATGCTATCCCATTGTTGTCTTAATTGCGGGTTAAACCCATTTACTGTTTGATTTAAAAGTTCCTCAGGATTGTTATTTTTTCTTGCTTGTTGATATTCTTGATACGCCTGTGGATTTACTCTTTTGAGTTGTCCCTCCAACTGTGTCATCACTTGCTGTGGTATCTGTTGGAACTTCTGCTGTAATAACATTTGCATTAGCCCTTTCATTTGCAATCATTCCTTTCAATTCACTTATTTGCGACATTAATAATTCTATTTGTAAATCTTTTTCGTCTTTTGGTATAATTTCATTTAATTCATATGTTTTAATCTCGCCTTTTGTATTTTTAATCCACACAACTGACATATCTTTACTAAAATAAGGCGTGTCACCAATAACCATGTCCCTCTGTACTTCTTCCATAGAACTTGCGTATTTAATAACATCATGATTCTGTGGTGCAAGCTGGAAGTTCTGCGTTAAATTAGTTGGCTGTTGTGGTTGATTATTTTGTGGTATTTGTGATTTTAATCTTTCTAACTCATTTATCTGGGCGTTTATCTTATCCACAGTCACTTGTGGATTATAAGCACTTAAATAAGGATTATTTCCATACATTTTTAATCATCTCCATACTTAGAATATTTTTCATATTTTCCATATCGTTTATAATTATCAATAACTATTGGAAATTTAATATTTGGTGCTGAGGAAATACCTGCTAATAAAGGCAATATCCATAAATTTTCCATAAACTACCTCCTAAAGCATTTGCCCAAAAAGATTTACCATTTCTTTTTTCTTCTCTTCAGTATTTTTTTCATTTTCTTCTGTTTTAATTTCATTTAATTTTTCTTTTAAAATCGCAACATCAGTTGGCAATAATTCATCTTTTGCTAAAATTCTTTCTATATTTTCATTTAATTTTTCTTCGATTTTTTCTTTCATAATTTATCTTCCTTTCATATATGAAAAAAAGGAAAAACGTTAAATTGTGCTTTACTACGATTTAAGTCTTTCCCTCCCTTCGATAACATTATCTCATCGTTTAGGTGTTTAAAAACGACTTCTTAAAGCCATAAAAACGCCACAAAAAAACAGAGCTATAAAACTCTGTATATTTTCTTTTTTAACTCTTTTATCCGTCTATTTACTGTTCTTTCACTCATGTTAAGCTCCATAGACATTTTTGTTATAGAATATCCTTTTATTTTCATTTCAAATATTTTTGTAAGTTCGTCGTTTAACATCGCCCTTTTAGATATATCTTCAAATTCTTCTTTTGTAAAGTCAAAAATCATTTTATTATTTTTTCATAAACTTTCCGCATGTGGGACAATGTTTTGGCTTTGTTTTTGACTTTCTATATGTTGTTTTAGTAGTTTTTTTAACCGTTTGTTTTGCCATTTATAATATCACCATCATTTCCAACATAATTATTATAACCATCGCTGTTGTCTTGTTCAACTTCGGTGGTAGTTTCTATTGTTCCAATATCATTTAATAAATAAACTGTATATACACTCACGCCAATTAAAGCAATAAATGTAATTATCCATATAATGAACATTCGCTTATTTGCTTTACGTTGGTCTTGCAACAATTCAAGCGCAAAACTCTTTTCTTTTACTTCTTCAACTTCCTTTTTAATTTCCATTATTTCATCCCTCATTTTTACTAGCTCCCTTTTTTATGGTACTGCAAAATATGTTTTTCTATTTCTTCGTTAACAATTCTTTTGATTTCTGCTTCCTGATTGTCTAGTTTTTCCAAAATTTTATCAACTTTTTTAGATAATTGGTCTAGCCTGTATTCAATCAAGCGTTGTTCGGAGGCTTCTTCTTTTGTGTCTTTAACCGCTTTGTCTTTTCGCCCTAAAACAAATCCAGCCACAGATATTACGCACCCTATAATGCTTAAAGCAAGTGCTATTTCCATAAGCAACCTCCTCTCTTTAGTTGTCTTTTATTAAATTATAACACCGTTTTGAAAAATTGACAAATTGCTTTTTTAAACCATAATAAACCTCTTTTTTAATTATTATATTACTACTTTTATAATACTTTGTCAATATTAATGTAATACTTTGAAAAATAAAAAAGAGCTATTTTGTGCTAACTCTTCTATAACCTGTGACTGCCATTCTATTTTTGAAAGTAGGCAAGTCTGCTAGTTTACTAAATTCGTTATATTTTTGTGTAAGTTGTGATATTTTTTGTTGTGCCATTGCTATTGCTTCTTTGTCACCGCTAGACCTAGCTATAATTTGCCTGTCTTTTTGTTTTCTAACAGCCGTTTCAATTTTCCTTTGTAATTGCGTTGCTTCGTATTTGTTATAAGTCTTGCCCTCGTATTCAACAGTTTCATTGTTTCGCTGTCGCATTTTAAATAAAGCATTGCGACTATACTGTGGCTCATCTATGCCCATTATAATTGAAAATATAAAATGACGACAATTATATTCACCAATCGGTCTGTCAAGACTTGCGTTTACTTGTTCAAAACGTTTTTTTGAGTATTGACGGCCTTGCACGTCTAAATGATCCTCGGCGCAAGGAAAGTGTACACTTATTTCCACACCATCAGCCCCTATTTCATTGCCTATGCGTTCTTGAATACCTAGGTTGACCTTTCGTACTCCTTCAAGCACATTTTGCCTTACAGAACTGTCTATTCGCCTATTATAACCACTTTTGTATGTAAGTTTTTCCTCGTGTATTTTTACCCCGCTGTCAGCAAGCTCGTTTATAGCCGTTCTCATGGCGTTTTGATAGTCTTTAACGCCTGATGTGACATTATATACCCCCTCGTCTATAACATCTCTGTATGCGTCCTTAAATGGTTTAAAAATGGCATTGCCGTTTTTATCTTTTAAAGTAAAACCAACTGCTCGAGTGTTTGATAAATCCCTAAACGTTTCGTAAGTTTCCTGTTTTATTGTTTCCACATATCGTTGCAACGGCTCGTTGTCTTTATATGGCGTAAATTCTTTATTTTTGGCTTTGTAATATTTCTCGGCAAAATCTACATTTTCTTCAGCAACGCGGTCTAATAATTTGTCTATGTCTAAAGCAGACTTGCCACTTAACCTAGCAAGCTCGTCTAGCAAATCGTCAAGTTCAATTCCATATTTTAATTCTTGCCCTAGTTGATAGGATTGGCTTGGCGATACCTCGCCAATTCGTTTAATCGCCTCGCCTATTTTTTTTAAAACCTTCGTATTGTACTTATTAAATCTTTGATAAAATCTTTCCAATACTAAATCTAATTTTTCATTATCTTGCATAGCAACCACCTTTTATTAAATTATACCACGAAAAAAGAGATTGTTAAAATCTCTTATAAAGGTTGTTCGCCCTCTTCTATTTCCTCCACATTTTCTTCTATATTTCCCACGGCTTCCGCTTTTGGCTTGTTTTTCTCCTCAATTGCATTTTGTATTTCAATCATATCTTCTTCAAGCAAAACTCCTTTGCTGAACCAATTGGCACTTGTAAGCATTACCCAATAATCTGATTGAACTCCGATTGCTTTTAGCAAACCTTTCTTTACAAAATCTCTTAAATTAAACACATTATTCACCTCCCAATTCTATTATCGCATTTGTAATCGTATCTATTTTTTTGCCAATATCCATCAATGCGCTTGCATCTAAATACATCTGCTCGTTCCCATCTTCGTATGTTGTAGTAATATTAGTTGTACCGTTGTATGAATGAGCATTGTCATATATATCGTTTAGTTGGCTTATTAATGTTGTATCGGTTATTGGGATATCTTGTGGTGTTGCCAATCTATAATAAGCAACAGTAGGATTTCCATTATTATATTGTATTTGCAAATCATTTTTAAAATCTGTTTCTGTTGTAAATGAATTGTTTGTAATAGTTAAATCGCCTGATGAACTAATTGAAAATTTATTATTCTGAGCAAGTTGCTCAAAATTATTTTGAACAGATAAATACCTATTAGATAAATTATTCAAATTAACTGTATTATCAACATAAGCCTTGTTCCCTATTACAATTTTAAAGAAATAATAAGTATTGCCAGAATAAACAAACGATGTTCTTG